TATTGCCTTCCAAATCTACGATAATCGGCATTGGAATTACGATGAACAACGTTGGTACAATTACGGGGAAGAATTAGATGACTGCGGAGTCGAAGATAATGAAGACGAGAAAACTTAAAGACGGCAGTGAAGTGCCAGAATTGGACAAGCCAATCACTCTTGTGGTAAAAACAAAGTGTCCTGAGAAGTGGATGCTGATTGATCTACAGACTGGTGAACAGTATATCGGTAATCATATCGGCCCGATCCATTGGGAAAAACTTGAGGAACAATAGTTGAAAATCTTAGTAACAGGTGGCTTAGGCTTTATCGGGCATAACGTTGTTCAGCAACTAGAACAACAAGGACATGATGTAATCATCATTGATAATCGCAGTAACTACGGAGTCGTTCCAATTTCGGAACACAGCTACCTTATACAAGAACGTCTAAATAAGATCAAGACTAAATCAATCTACATGACAAATGTAGAAACAAAGGACCCTTTCTTTAAGCACATCTTTAATAAGTATAAGCCAGAAGTCGTGATTCACCTAGCTAGTTTTCCTAGACAAACTACTGTAAGTGCTAATCCGATCGCAGCTTCTAAGGTAATGGTGCAAGGAGTGATCAACATGTGTGAACTCTGTACCGAATATAAAGTGAAACGGTTTGTGTTTATTAGTAGCAGCATGGTTTATGGTAACTTTGTTGATCAGGCTCTAGAGCAAATGGAATGCCGTCCTCAAGGACAATATGGTATCATGAAACTTGCCGGTGAATGGTTGGTTCAGGATTACGCTAAGCGTGGTTGCCTTGACTATACGATCATTCGTCCCAGCGCGGTATACGGTCCCGGAGATGTCAGTGACAGGGTAGTAGCAAAGTTTATGTTGAATGCGATGAATGATAAGACACTCAAGGTTCGAGGAGCCAAGGAAATGCTGGACTTTACTTATGTAGACGACGCTGCCAATGGAATCGTATCTGCATCTCTCAGCAGTAATGCTGCTAATAAAATATATAATATCACGCGGGGCTACGGAAGAACACTGAAAGAGGCAGCAAAGGTTGTCATCTCAGTGGTAGGCAAAGGTGAGATCGAGGTTAAAAACAAGGATGATAGTTATCCTAGTAGAGGAACTTTGGGTATCTTTGCGGCATATAATGATTTTAAGTTCGAACCAAAGATTGACATAGAGGAAGGATTCCAAAGGTATTATGACTACCTCAAAGATTCACCATTTTGGTCTCAAAAGACAGTATAACAATCTAAAAGAACAGTTAGCACTTGCTACCCACGATGCTCTTAAAGAAGGGATCTTTGTGGGCGGCCCTCAGACTGAGATTTTTGAATCTTGGTTGCGTAAGATCACTAGTTCTGCTTACGCAGTTGTCACGCACAGCGGTACACAGGCTTTAGAGATCATAGCACGATATGAATATTCTCAATGGAACAGTACCGCTAACATCACTATCAGTACCCCTAACATCACCATACCTAATCTCACCTATCCTGCAACACTGAATGCCTTCATGTCTACTGGTTGGACACCGAGGCTAGTAGATGTTGATAAAAACGGTCTCATGGATTATACTGATGACGAAGACATTTTTGGACCAAGGTCATGTTTTGTGGGATTGTATGGTGCTACTACTGATAGAACATTTGATCATAGAGTCATAGTAGATGGAGCCCAGCACTGGTTGGCTGATCCAGCCAACATTGGAATGGCTATGGCTATCAGCTTTGACCCAACTAAGAACTTAAATGCTTCAGGTAACGGTGGTGCGATAGTCACTGACAATCTAGATATATATGAGTTCGCACTAAACTATAGAAACAATGGTGGAAAACACCATCATACACCTGGTACTAACAGTAAGATGAGTGAGCTTGATTGCGCTCACTTAATGGTTAGAACAAGGTATATCGCACAATGGCAGCTACGCCGCAAGAAGATCAGGCATTACTATTTGGATAGATTTGAGAATCTACCTGTAAGATGTCTAAGTAGAGACATGTTGTTTCACATGGACCAAAAGTTTGTAGTCTACACTCCTGAAAACAGAGACAACCTTAACCATTACCTAACTGAAGCTGGTATTGAGACTAAGATTCATTATCCATACGCATTGAGTGAGTTACCTATCGCTAAAAATCTAATAAAACCAGATTTCTTGAGTACCAGTGTTATGCTCACTAGAGGTGTACTAAGCCTTCCAATCTATCCAGAACTTACTGATAGCGAGATAGAGTATATAGCCGACAAGGTGTGTGAGTTCTATGCGTAATCCAGTACGAACGCAGACATTCGATACTCTACCTTATAGAATAGTAGAATGGAAGCTCCATGATAAATGCAACTACAACTGCTCATTTTGCGGAGACGAACACAAGCTTGGTCTGATTGGCTGGAAAGACTTTGAAGAAAACAAGAGAATAATAGACTCTATCGCAAAGGCGTGTGAGGGTAAACCATACTGGATACAACTTACTGGCGGCGAACCTACTCTATATCCCAAGTTGATTGAACTCATGCAATATATGAGAGAGAAGGGTGCTATGGTTAGAATGATCAGTAACGGTAGCAGAACCATTCGGTGGTGGACTAGATTGAGAGATGCTAAAGTCATTGATTCTTTATTGTTGACTTTTCATAGCCAGCAAGAAGCAAGCTATTCGCACTTAGCAGAAGTGTCTAATCTCTTTCACGATGAGCCAACCGATGTTATCAACCTAGTAACTTGTGTTGCCTCATCGGTTGACCTAGCACTTGAAGGTACCGAATATCTTATAGAGAATACAGGTAGCATGATCAGTATGAATGCTATGGACCTCGTTGACAGTAGAGTAGACGAGACTACGATAGGAGTTGATCGGTTTGAAAGATTAAAGGAATATAGTCTAGCTTACGGCAAACTGATAGACACCAAGACTCCACCTACCATTCCTAAAGAGTATATGCAGGCACTAAACACTATCATAACGTATGATGATGGATCCTCTGAGGAAAAAGATGTCACACTTATGATGAAGACAGGCGAGAATCAGTTTAAGGATTGGTATTGTGAAGCAGGAATAGACTCTATGAACATTGAGGTAAATGTCAAATCTCGCGGTGGTTGTAGGAGAGATCCTACACCTTTCGACCCAGACACATTGAGTTTCTTTGACAAGCCATTCGAATGTGATGTTAAATCTTGCTACTGCGCAAAGGACATGATATTAACTAAGTATATTTAAATCCTAGATCCTAGATAAATAACTGTATGTGGATGATATCACTATTTGCTGGGCATTTGATTCTTCCGATACTTCTTCTTGGGCTCGGATTAGTTATCGTTTCTTCCCTCGTCGGCTTTATTCCAACTCTTAAATCGTACAAGTTGTTATTAGGTACACTAGGCTGGATTATGTTTGGTTTAGGGTTGTATTGGCAAGGTGGATTGGCATACAAGAAGTCTCAAGAAGAAGCAGTAGCACAACTACAGAAAAAGCTAGACATCGCCCAGGCCAAGTCGGAACAAGTAAATACTCAGGTGGTCACTCGAATCGTGAAAGATACCAAAGTCATTCACGATAAGGGCCAAGCCCTGATTCAATATATTGACAGAGACGTAGTGAAGTATGATAGCACTTGCATTGTTCCTCAGGATGTTATAGACGCACACAATCATGCAGTTACGTTAGACCTACCTAGTTCATTGTCATCTATTCCACCCAAGACAGAGGAGCAGCCCAAACCACAGTCTGCTACAAAAACCTCTGCATTGGACAAACTAAAGAACAGTATTCATATGCCATTTATGGGCAAAGACAAACAATGAGAAGTATTCTACTATTAGCAGTCTCGTGCTTTCTTCTAGCTGGATGCGCTCATAAGATTGCTATTCCGGTAACCGTACCTTTTCCAACTACACCACCTGAACTAAGACAGGAGTGTGAAGCCCTTAGCCAACTAGCTGCTAATGCTAAACTAAGCGACTTGATGATCACAGTAACCGAGAATTACATAAAGTATCATGAATGTAAGACTAAAAATCAAGCTTGGAATGACTGGTATACACAACAAAAAGAAATATTTGACGCTGCTTCTGGGAACAATAAGAAGAAGTAATCCGTCTTCCGTTTGATAAATAATAGATAATGGCGGAAGATTAATATGAGTACGACACCACTATATAGCCAAGAAGTTATCAATATCGGCGCCGCGCCGAATGATCAGCAGGGCGATCCGCTACGCACAGCGTTTAGCAAGATCAACAACAACTTCGCAAATCTGTTTGCGACATTTGTTAACTCAACTATCTCATATACAACTGGCAATGTTCCCGAACAAGTAATATTCGAGGCGCCAGCTAGCACCTTCACTCAAGGACAATTCTACATTAGAAGTTATGATGACGGAACTCCTGACAGCCAGACTATTCAACTCTATGCACAAATTGACAACGCAAATGATGCTGTAAAGTTTACTGGCTACGGCTCAACTTTCTTTGGTAATGCTATATCTAGATATGACATGACTCTAGATGTAGCTAGCGGTAATGTGAGAATACTAGCTAACCCGCTAACAAACGATATTCTTACGCACTTCATATCATCACAAATAATGTATATGGGACCAAATGTTCCTGGACTGGCTCTCCAATTAGATGGCTACGTAGATTCTGTGATGTCTACCGAGAATGTTGTAAACATAACTACAGAGCAAAACTAAGTACCAAAATGAGAGCCAAAGAATTCATCACTGAAATTGCCTTAGGACACACCGGAAGTCTACAACAAGATATTGCGTTGGCTTTGCCTGGTGCATGGAAAATTCCAGCACTCAAAAACCAAGACCCTTATCTACAGTATCGATTTGGCGTAGCGCTTGCCGGTGCTAAGGGTGCTAAGCAACGCAGAGACGACGGTGTTCCACCGTTCGAACAAGACAAAACTTTTGGCGAAAATATGATCATTGTCAGCTACGATCCGCATACTGGCGAGTATATTGATGATGCGCTTAAAGAAATGGGCATGAGTGCCAGCGATGCCGTTCAAATTGCTGGGCTAGACAGCGAAGAAACTCCTGATGTTGAGAAGACTAGCCCGATTAGTGCATTTAAAGGATACAAGAGATGAGAGCGCACGAATTTATTACTGAATCTGACACACCTGCAAACCCTAAGGCATTTGCTGCTGGTCAAATGGATGCTATCAAGGGCGCGATCAGCATGCCGGATATAAGCATCAATAAGTCAAACGGTAGTCCTTATCTGGCTTGGCGTTTTGGTATTGCGATGGCCGGAGCTCCGGATTATCCAACTC